GCTGCAGCAACCTCAACCATCTGCTTACGATATCCCTTATAAACACGGATTTCGAAGATCAGACCAGAATGAGGATCTTGCACCATCATCATGTCACTAGCAGCATCACCGTCTGGAGTGGCTGGCGCACGAATCGCAAGCTCTACAGCTGACTGATGGAATAGTACGTTTGGAGTGTAGCTAGCACCCACCGCAATAGTCTCATTGTCTGCAATAGCTACCTGAGCACCAGGAGTACCGATAGTCATGGTTGCTGAAGCTGCGTGAGTATGCAGGATATAGTTGCGAGTAGTGTCTCCACTGAATTGCAAGATATCACCAGCAGTACCGTCAGTAGTCTGAACCCCGTCTACTGTGATGGTAGTACCGTTCAGTGCAACTGCGCCATTAACAACGTGGTCATCAGAACCGACAGCGGTATGAACTGCAATCTTGCCAGACTCTTTAAGCATACAGCCCTGAAGATCAAGCAATGTGCCTTGACGAAGAAGCTGAGAACCGCCAGACTCATTAGCCTTCTGGAGTTGTGCCAGATTACGGAGCTTGGTACCTGCAGCAGTATTAAGTACAAGACTCAAACGACCGTCGTTGGTTACGCCGCCATTGTCAGCGATAACCTGACGAGCATCTGCAATCAGATCAAAGTTAGAAGCGAATGGGGTAGTGCCTGCAGTACCAACAGCGCGTGAAGCACCCTGATAAGCTGCTTGCCACAGATCCTCTTCAATCTCGTTAGTCAGAGTACGCATAGCCTGTGCAATCTGATCTCCATAGATAGTCTCGAAGCCTGAACCATTATTAACATGTTTCATATCCTCACCAGTCCAAGGAATCTGAACTGCGCGAGCATTATCGATAGTCATTGTCTTAGTATCAACGGTCTGATCTGTTCCCTGAGGAATAGTCATTGACTCGGAGATACTAGTTGCAGAAGCTGTACGAGTGAAGTGTGAACGAACAGTATCATTCAACGCCACACGAGCCGTGTCCGCATTAATTGTGGAAGAAGGGATAAAGCCTACAAGCTCTCGTCCCACGGTATCTGCTGCCTTGTAAATGTCGGCAGCCAGATTAGTAAGTGTATTCGCCATTTTTAATTTCCTTAAAAGTTACTAATTTACTGAGAACAATAAGCTGCCCTCTTACCAAGTTCAGACTGTACCACAATCCAAGGTAGTGACACTGCCACTAATATCTGTTACACCTATGATATAGATCATAGACTGATTTTTTTCAATTGTCAACTACTTTTCCGCCTTTTTTTGCATATTCACTTCTTGCCAGTTGACTCATATTATCAAACTCATTTCGAGTAACAGTCCGACCTTCACTATTACTTCTATTCCCATGCTGAGAACCTGATCCTGTAGAAGTAGCAAATAAATGAGGGGCGGATTGAGTAAGCCCCTTCATCCATTCGTTCACTGCCATTGGAGTAACCCCATCTGCTCCATATATGACATGACCATTAGTATCATGCGGAGTAGCTTGTCCATCAACTAGCTTAAAGGCAGATCGTGCTCTAAGCAGGATATCCTCTCCTGCTGTAGCCAAGGCTCCTTCTTTAGCAGATAATTCCCTTACCGCATTATCTATTACCAATCCTTCTAGCTGACGATTGTATGTTTCATTCTGAGTAGAAAGACCTTTGATCTGTTCCTCGTATTCTTCTTTCATTCGCTTGGTACGTTCTTCTACCAGCTCCTCTACCTTGCCTGCGTCAATTAACTTCTTATCCTTTTGTCTTCTAGCAACAGATCTAAGTTTTTCATATTCATCTAGGTCTATCTTTCCATAAGAAGATTCCAAAGACTCCATCTTTTTCATTAACTTTACATTATTCTCTCGAAATTCATCCACCTTTGACTTGTCTACCATTCCAGATACTCCTAAAATATAAGAGCCATCTTTTTCAACGTAGTGATCCTGAAGTGCCTCTGGCACATTATCCAAACTATCTACCTTTGCTTCTAACATTTTTGATCTCCGATCATTTAATCCGCATCGTTAGGTTTCCCAGGGGATACAGTTGCCCTTTCCTTCAATCTTACAATCTCTTCTTCTACTGTAGAATCAGGAGGGAGCAATTCTCCTTTCTTAATGTTCCAGGTAGCTGCTTCTTGAGAAATCACTCCGTTTTGCCAAGCTCCGACTAAGGCAGTTAAATCCTTACTACTCATCTTAGCATCGATGATGTCCTTGTTAATCTCTACTGAGATTCCCTCTGAATCAATCCCCTGCCATTCTGCCATCTTCTTCAAGGCTTGAGTAATTCCCTGCTCAACAATATTAAGTGATTGAATAACAGTGGAAGTTTCCGCATTCTGCCTCAGTCGAACGGTTTCAGCTGCCTCTACTCCCTCTCGACTTTGCTCAAGCATCTGAGCCCCGAGGGTTGCCATCATGCGTCGCTTGTCATCAAGAGCAGTCTCCAATGCTCTCAATCCTTGACCGCTGAATTCCAAATATCCAGCTTTTGATTGAACGTCAGGGAGTACCCAGGCAGTACCTGCTCCAATTCTCAGTTCAGTATCAACGTCAATCCCAGTAACATAAGGGGTAGGAAGAGCAGTATAGTGTCGTCCATGCTCAAGATCCGCACTTGTCCTATAATGACTGAGGGACATGTTAACCAGGTTAATTGAGCTAGGGCTGGAGATATTGAGTCCAACTCCTTCTTTACTAAGTACCACCAACGGAATACCCTCAATAGCAGTACCTCTCAAGGTAGGCTGAATCTTTTCTACTATTTCCCAACCATAATCTTCTTGCCATAGATTAACCTGATACCCCTCTTCAGTAGCGATTAACTCTCTTAATTGAGTAATTTCCTCGATGTCATATACATCATCGGGGGCTACCTGCTGCACGGTCTCTCCCAATACTACACTGGAATTTGACCAGTTTCTAATCGATTCTGCAGTATACCCCGTTAGATAAGGACGATCTCCATCGTGATCCACTAGGATGGCATAACGGGTCATTAGCAGGTGTTCCTCTATCATCTGCTGAATAAATCCGTTTAGAGATATCCCTGTATTGGTAATATCCTGTAACCAAGGCCGCATCTTATCGGGCACATTAACTACAGGGGGGATTCTAGTAGAGGATCCTACCATTCCCTGGATTGTTCTTGAGATGACTGAATAGTACAGAGCCCTCTTCTTATAGGCTGAATAATCGTCGTCATCTTGCCCTGAGAGCTGAGGAAGGTAGGTTGTTCCTCGATCCTTTACCTCGTCTTCCCCCTCAAAGCAATCTCGACAGCGCTGCCACTTATCTTGATAGGTCTCATACTGAGGATGCAATAGTTCTACGCCCATAATCTATATTCCCATAACCTTTTTAATGTCCAACGTATTCTTAATCAGGGGGTATTCCCCGTGTATCAAATACCCTAATGCATCTGGGGCATGATCAATATCAAGCGACTTATCAGGAATACTGGTCCCCTGCTTATAAGTCATGCCTTCCAAACCTCGAATCAGTTCCTTACATTTTGGATTAATATGCAGACGCCGTAAACCCTCAACATTACATAACATCGCATTAACCTCATTCACCCTGTCTACCACCTTTGGCGCTCTGCTGGGGGCAATAACTCGGAAGCCATATTGCCTGAGAATGGTAAAGTCAGTTTGTCCTACAGGGGCCGAGGTCTTCCGCGCTCTGCCAGATGGATCTGGATATATTGTAATCGGTCGGGTCGGATACCGATTTCTCAGCTCCTCCGCCATCTCCTCAGTAGTAGCGTTCTCCATGATAATCTCGTCGAATATATGCAGCTCCTCTACTTGGGTCTGATCAATCGGGGTTACGTTGTCTCCCTTCTCAGGATTCAGAGGTCGTTTGACCTTTATTCCCAGAGTCATGCAGGAGGGTGATACGTTGAAGTCCTCTCCTACAAATAGTCTTGCTTCTGGGTGTTTATCAATCACATTAGCTGAAACATTATGCGCCTTGCTAAAGGCTGAGTAAACTCGATTTGACAAGGTCTCGAAGCTAGCTAGATACTCCTGCGCAAAGGCTCGCTCATCCATCTGTAATCTAGCTGCCTCCAGCTCTTCCTCAGAAACATTTCCTCCCTCCGCCGTGGTATACGAGAAGTAATTCCAGTTAGCATAATCAGGTGCATCACTCGCTCCCATATCCGCCAGGTCCTTTGCCCAGTTATGCCCGTGGGGCGTGCCAATGAACAGCACCCTCGCCATCTGATCCGCGCAGGCAGGTCTCAGTACCTCTTGCCAAACCTGCTCCTTGCAGAAAGGGAACTCATCCATAACCAGGAAGGAGATTGAAACCCCTCGAAGGGCATCCGCATTCTCAACTCCCTTCAGCGTGATCCGCGATCCATTTTTCAACCAAAGGGTTAGCTTGGTCTCATTGACCTTTTCAATCCAACCCGAGGGAGCCAATTTCTTGAGAATGAACCATTCAATTGACTCAGCTGCCGCATGAGTAGGTGCCGTGTAGTAGCACAGGCTGCCAGGTTTCTCTCTCGCCGCTCTCAGCAACTCAACAGCAGCCAGAAAGGACTTCCCGAATCGTCGTCCTGAAATAACTACCCGAAACCGGTGCTCATCTCCAAAGATAACGGACTGAGGCTTGGTGAGATTTATCTCCAGGACTATATCTCTTCAGCAGTAACTGCCTCTGCCATGTTGATAACCAGCGGAGCCATCTCCACTGAGAGATCACCAGAATGTTCTACTGCCTTGAGCTTCGGCTCAACATACTCAGCCACTGCCTTGTGACACTTGAACTTGAGATCAGGATCCTCAATTTCTGGATCATTGGCCATGTGTGCCATTGCCAGAAGAGGATGATAGTTGCCAAATTCTGCCTTCAGACGATCTTTGAATGCTTGTTTCTTGCTTATTGACATCTGTTCTTGATCCTTTAATTGTAACAGTAGTATAAACCCAGTTAACTACTATCCTAGGTTATATCTTTGGAAATGTAAACAAGGTTTATAAAAATATTTTATAGTCTGTAAGGTGAGGTGAGCTGTGCAGATTAGATCGGGTAGTTTGAGTAGATGAGAATTATTCTTATTTAGTTTAAAATTTGATGTTCTTTTTTTGTTGACGGTATGCGCGCGAAGGGGGGAGGGGGGACCCCTTATTAGCTGAGTTTATTCGATATAACCCGAGTTAATAATTAATATTTATTATTAGCTGAGTTTATTAATAATAAATTGGGTTGATAACATGAATTAAATTAATCTCGGATTAATAGAATTAATAATATAAATAAAATTCATTGAGAATAAATAGAGTTGATGATGTGAATTATTTTTATTGGGAATAAGCTTAGTTAATAATATAAATAGATTTTATTGGGAATAAGCTTAGTTAATAATATAAATAAAATTAATCTCGAATAAATAAAATTCATGATGTAAATAAAATTAATCTCGAATAAATAAAGTTAATAATATAAATTAAATTCATTGAATATAAATAAAGTTAATAATATAAATTAAATTCATTAAATATAAACAAAGTTAATAGTATAAATTAAATTCATTGAATATAAATAAAATCCATGAATCGAATTATTATAAATAAAATTCATTGAATATAAACAACTTTATTATAAATAAAATTCATTGGATATAAACAACTTTATTTGTACAATGCTGGTTTATTATTCTAAGATACGATTTATAAATAAAAATAAATTTATTTATATAACGGAGAAAGTAATATGATTTTTAAAAGTTACGATCCCGAAAATCGCAAATTGATTTTCGATGGTTGGAAAGAATTAATAATTTTTTTCGATCTTTCTAAGGAGGATTATAAAAAAATACGAGATTCCTTCCATGGAATTACTCTTAGCAATGGAATAACCATTACGAAATATCCAACATTATAAATAAAATTTATTGGATATAAATAACTTTATTTGTACAATGCTGGTTTATTGTTCTAAGATTAGTTTATAAATAAAAATAAATTTATTTATAAACTTTGGAAAATATTATGAAAGAAAAAATAATTCGCGTTCCAATTTCGATTTCTAAGAATCGAAAAGCACACATCTCAGTCACTGATACTGATGCAATTATTACTCCGATTGAATATATATCGAAATCTGCTGACGAAGATGAAAGAATAATGCTTAGTTTATACTGTTTTGATGAAAAGATCTGTGCTGCATTACTAAAGAAAATTCCGAATTCTTTAGACTATTCCTTATATAAGAATTTTAACACAATATAGAAAGTGAGCTAAAAATGAAACTACAAAAAAGTAAGCTATTCAATTCTCCCACTTCCGATGAAAGAATTGGATTTATATTTAATGATTTATATATTATAAATCCATATATCGATGAAAGTGGAAGATTTTCAGTAGATCCTCAGAAATATTATGGATTGAGTAATGACGATGTAATGGAAATCACTCTTCACAACAATCTTCAAGGAGTATATGAGAAATGAACCGTACAAAATTAAAACATAAAACTAGAATTTTGGTCACTAAGAAAGATGATGAAAATTACTTGAAAGAAGGACAAATTGCCGTATTGGTTGAATCAGATGGTCCTATTCAATACTCTATAGGCTTTCCCAACCGCATCATCACCGAAAGATACAATATTTTTGAGTTTACAGTTCTAGGAGAAGAAAAATGAGATATGAAAGAGTTCATAGTGTGAGTGAATTGCTGAGGGCTGCAACCTGGTATTTTAAAAGTCAAGATGTAGATGGTCTTATGTGGTTGAAGGATCTTGCCAATGATTGGATGCAGACTGAGGAGGAAAGATTTGCTCAAGTAGAGATGCTGGATGCAATGATAGAAATGATAGAAAGGATAGAATTTTTGGATTGAGTCGAAACTCCTGAAAAGGAGTCCACTGAAAACTGACCAACTCAGTGCTGATGATGACAGGTCAAAACTTAAATTCTTAGAAGGAGAATTAACATGAACATTTATTATTTGATTAACAATAGGACCTTTCAACCGTCTGCCTTTAAATACCTCAGCAAAGCTGATGAGGTGGGCAGCAAGATGAAGGATGATTTTTCCATTATTCAAGATGAGGATGATCTGTCCCTTTACAATGGATCTGAGCTAATTAAGATCTATGCAAAGCTTGGTCATAAGGTCAAGAAGTTTAGCTCTAAGCCAGATGGTGCTCAGAAGATCATGAAGGTGATTGAGGAGCTGGAAGTAAATGAAGAGAAGGGAAACCCACCCTATTTGATCAACAACGTTGAACAGTCCACTGACCCTATAGCTACGGATGACCAACCGCCTAAGAGAAAGTCACCAGTGATTCGCTCTAAGAAAATCAGGGGAGTGGGTCAGTTAGTCAAGCAAGGTATACTCCATGGAATGGGTGATGGAGAGATCCTTGATCTAGCTCATGCTCAATATCCTGAGAATACTACTTCCCAGAAAGATCTCAGTTGGTGGAAGTGGGATATGAGGAATAAGGGCTTGATTGATGAGTTTAATGAGCCTACTGAGATTGGCTTGGCTGCCAGGATTGACCTTGCAGCTTGAGGAAAATGGGACGATAGGAGGGATTTAATTAACCCCCTATCGTTACCCTTAACTTACTCTCCTCTGTTTGGTGACGGACCTACGAGGAGATCAATTGGAGAAGAAAAATGGATGAAATGGTACGAATGGAGATGATCGATGAGATTGTTGAACAAAAGATTGAGTATGAGCTAACCAAGCAGCAGGTCATCTCTTATGCTTATTTAGGACTAACCAAGGAGATTTCAAATTACTCTGATCAAGATCTACAAGATGAGTGGGATGACACCGTTAGGGAGGACTGGATCGATGATTAATATTCTCTTTAGATTAATATTGATTGGAATCGTTGGTCTGTTCTTCTTTGTCATTATCTGGGGGATCTTTCTCTCCCTTATCATCAATTACTAGAGAGGACCAACCGCATGAACTTTGATGATCCAAGAAACTTTGACTATAAACCTCGAACCTCTGGTCGTGCTCCCTTTATGGGGGTACTAGAATTGTTAGGAGAGACCCTCCAGTTCGTTCTCCTTTTGATCCTGGTTCTAGCTCCTCTTTTTCTCTTTTAATAACCAGGTTTTCTTCCTAAATCAAAAGCGTCCTAAAACGGTCCATTTACGCAAAGTTCACCGCACGCAGCAGGAGGCACCTTGCGAAAAAATGACTACTGTCTACTTATTATATTAGCTTTATAAAAGGACAAAAGGACAAAACACCCTAAAAACCATGGTAGGCAAGGAAAAATCGGTGTCCTTTTACCCTTGTCCTAACTGGTTTTTTAAGGGGAAAGTTTAGGGACAAGGACGCCATTTTTACACAATACTTAATGATATTGCTAAGTATTGTCTGGGGTGTCCTAAAGAGGGCCCTAAAAAGGACCACCAAAAAAGGACCATAAAAGGACACCAAAGGGCCCAAAAATGGTTTACATGGATCCTCCAACCGTGATAAGATGCTGCTTACTTTCCACGATAAAAGCAAGATAAAAAGGAGAACGAATGAGGTATTTTTATCAAGGGAATTTGCTAACCTTGGAGGGATGGGCTCATTTCCTGGCACAAACTCCCAAATTCAAGGATGACAATCCAGAGATTATTCTTGAATTATTAAAGAAGGATCCACAGGAAAAGATAGAACAGTTCTGGAGATGGTCAGTTACTTCTAAATCGCTGATTCATTCTTCTACTGGGGAGGTTCATTCTTTGGCAGAATGGGCGATCAAGTCAGATTTAGATCCAAGAACTATTCAATTTAGGTTAGATAATTTCTGGGTAGTTGATCTGGCAATTAAAGGATCAAGAAGAACTAGTCGGAAACCTCAACTAAAGTCTGAGGTAATTATAATTGGGGAAATGGAGGCAGCGGCGTGATGGAGAATGTAGTGGATATGCGAGGAGATTCCTTACAAAACTTGAGAAACCATGTACTGGAATATCATCAAAATGGTTGGAATGTAATTCCAGTAAAGTATAAGGGGAAGAGTCCAATTGGAAAGGACTGGCAAAAGGGAGTAACGGCTTCAACCGAGTATTTAGATCAGCAGCTATCTTTTGGAATCTGCAATTTGGGATTGCTCTTAGGGAAAGAGGTAATTGACATAGACTTGGATTGTGCAGAGGCAAGGTATTTCGCCCCTAAGTTTCTCCCAATCACCTTGTCCTTTGGTAGGAAATCCTCAGAAAATAGTCATCTGATATACTCTTTAGGGCAGATGATTGACAAGGCAGCAACCCTAAAGTTTACTTGGCCAAAATCCTTAAAGGTTGAAGAAGAACATGCCACCATCTTGGAGCTACGGGGACAGACAGAATCTGGTAACTATACCCAAACCGTAATCCCCCCTAGCATCCATCCCTCAGGAGAGGAGATAACCTGGAATGATTCTCTGTCAAAGATCAGAGAAATCCCCTCCCTTAAGCTAATTGATAAGGGAGTTCGGTATACGGCAATCGCCTCTTTCTTAGCTAAAATATGGAACTCCTCTCAAAGAGAGAATCTAACTGGAGCCTTAACCGGTTGGATGTTAAAGATGGGAGAGGATTCTGAAAAAGTAAGAGATTTGTTGGATGAGGTAATTAGATATGTAGGAGATGAGGAACACCGATCCAGACTAAACTACATTGATAACACGATTGTAAAGTATGAAAATGGAGGAGAAGTATCTGGTATAGGAGCAATAGAAAAGGAACTAGGAAAACCGCTAGCTGAATGGTTGATTAAAACCCTAGGAGATGATGGACTACTCAGTGGAGGATTCCAGAGACCTAACTTTGAGGAGCTGCAGTACAAGGACTTGCCAATACTAGGGGTGGACGAGAACTATCGTCATCTGATCTATGTCCAAGATCTGAATCGATATGTGAGAATTATAGGGGGGAATTTTGATAGAGAGCCTTCCCTATTTGATCAACAGCACGTGGGAAATGCCTACCGAACCTATCTAGGGAAGACCGCGGGAGAGATCATTCGAAATTCAGTACCCGATGTAGTAACCATGGGATATGCCCCTGGTGATTCAATATTAACGATAGATTCAGGAACAGGAGAAACCATCCTAAATACCTGGAGAGGGCCCGTTAGAGAACCAGCTGAAAAAGTAAATCCAGAAGAGATTAGTCTATTTGAAAATCATCTACTGGCCCTATGCTGTGGAAGAGAAAGGGAAGCCGAGCTACTAACTGCTTGGCTAGCCTATCTGATTCAACATAATCAAAGTAGATGCACCTGGGGAGTGCTATTTATAGGAGGAGAAGGTACCGGTAAGGGAACCATTCTAACAATCATGAGAGAGATCCTGGGAATTTCCAATGTTACTAGTCGAACGGCAAGTAGCGCCATGAAAGATGAAACCTTCAATGGTTGGCTTTCCAGTAAAAGATTGGTAGCAATTGAAGAGATTATGATGGGCCGAATAAGCAGTGTTAAGCTAGGTAACGCGATCAAGGAATGGATAACCGAGGAAAGGGTGTTAATAAGAAAGATGAGAAAGGAACCGATCTCCTTTCCAAACTATGCTCAGTTCTTATTCACCACCAATAATGAGAATGCCCTACATTTAACAGAAGGCAACCGTCGACTGATGGTTCTCAGAAATGGGGATAGTATGTATGGTAAATCTAGTCATGAGGTAAGAGAGGACAATGAATCGTGGTTAAGGAATGGGGAATATTTTACCTGGTTAGATAATGGAGGATACGAGCAGATATATCGTTATCTTATTGATTTTGATACAAAAAAAGTGAAGGAATTTGATCCAAGAATGGCCCCAATGACCCTAGACAAAACAGAATTAGTACATGGAACTCAAACAGAGGTATTCAAGCATATTGAAGAAGGAATTGAAAGTTATGACTACCCCTTCGAGAAAGATCTAATCAGGCCAAAGGAGATTGCTAAGTGGTTAAAAGAAGATTTCAGTCTAAGGGTAAATGTTTCAGAGATTAAACAAGCATTGAAAAGTTTAAAGGCGGTCGAGATTCCTTCAGAACAATGTAGAAGAAAATTAAATGGTAAAAATCGTAAGTTCGCCACTTGGTGCATTCGAAACTGGAAAGAGTGGAAATTAGCAAAACCATCTGAACGATTCAACTACGTTGTAGAAGGGGAAGAAGAAAGCTATGAATTCTAGTTATAGGATATAAAATAGTTTTAGTCCTCTTTACTAGTTAATTAGTTTAGAATAGATCCATCTTAAATCAAAGACCGGAGGTCAAAAGATGTCATTTCACTTTCCCCTATACGTAGGTCCTGCCTACGGCAGACAGTATAAAACCATTGCTCAGGTAGAAAAGGACTGGGAAGCAGGCAAGGATTTCAAGATTCATGGTGGTCCTTACATAAACAAAGAGGACTATTCCCGATATAAGGCAAATCAATCTTGCTTGGTATTTGAGCAAGGGTCCATGCAGTTTAGGATTGTCTGATGAAGTGGAAAACACAACCCTATCAACACCAGCTAGATGTCTGGGAAAGATCAAAGGATCTTGAATATTTTGGTCTCTTTCTAGAACAGGGAACGGGTAAAACCATTACCACCCTAATCACAGGGGCCCATCTACATCAAAAAAAGAAGATTGAAGCAATCGTGGTGCTTGCTCCCAAGGGAGTTCACCTTAACTGGGAAGAAGAAACCAAACAGCATCTGCCAATTGAGGACTATAGCTTCTTTGTGTGGAATTCCACCTTTTCTAAGAAGGTACAGCAAAGCTTGGAAAAGACGATTAGTTATCCTGGATTAAAGATATACTCTTTCAATATCGATGCGGTTAATACCGACAAGGGAAGAAAGATCATAGAATGGATTATGCAAAAGCAGGAAACCCTGCTAGTTCTAGATGAATCCAGCAAGATTAAGTCCCCCAAGGCAAAGCGAACCAAGGCTCTTCTCAAGTTAGCTCCTAAAGCTAAGTATAGAAGAATTCTAACTGGGACTCCGGTTACTCAGTCTCCTCTTGATGTCTGGTCTCAGCTGCAATTCCTGTCTCCTCGAATCCTTGCAATGGGGAGTTTCACCGTATTTAGCAATCATTTTGCTCTTTTTGAGGAAAAGATAAACATGGGGACTGGTCGTCGATTCCGAGTAGTGAAGGAGTATCGAAATCTGGATGAATTGAAAAGACTTATCGACCCCCATACCGTTAGAATTACCAAGAAAGAATGCTTAGATTTACCAGACAAGATCTATATAACCAGAAGAATTGAGCTAAATCCAAACCAAAAGAAGATGTATAAGGAGATGAAGGATAATCTGCTGGTAGAGATTGAAAACCAAGAGGTAACCGCTCCTTTGTTAATCACAAAGATGCTTCGACTATCTCAAATAACAGGGGGGTATCTTGAGAAGCTTCCTATCCCTGGAAACAATCCAAAGATCGAAGCGGTAAAGGAAATCCTAGAGGAACTGGATAATACAAAAAAGATAATTATCTGGTGTAGATTCATCGATGAGATTAAAGGACTGGAAAAGGAACTGAAAAAGATAGGAAAGGTGGTTACTTATCACGGAGAAGTAAAACAAGAAAATCGACAAAAAGCAATAAAGTCCTTTCAAGAAGATCCAAGAACAAGATTCTTTGTGGCAAATGCAGCCACAGGGGGAACTGGCATCACGCTTACAGCAGCAGATACGGTAATTTATTATTCCAACAGCTACTCCTTAGAAGATCGACTTCAATCAGAAGATCGCTGCCATCGCATAGGTCAAACCAACCGTGTAACCTACTATGACCTTGTAGCAAATAGTACCATTGATACTCACGTTCTGGCCGCCCTAAAACAAAAGAAAGGGTTTGCCGATACCATTACGGGTGATGGTATTAAAAATCTTTTATAACCTATAAATAACTTTAGTTGTACTTTATTATAGAAAAAGCTAAAATTAACACATTAAAAGGAGAAAACATGGATTTATCAGAGATATTTCAAGAGGATACGGGAACGATTACGGCTCCTCAAGAAGAGGATCTTTCCACCATCACTAGTCTAGCTAGGATGCAGATAGATTATCAAAGAGAGATCGAAAAAGCAGAACTATCCCTTAAAGATTTGAGAGAAAAGCTACGAAAGATTGAACAGGAAGATCTACCAGAGGCTATCCTAGCTACTGGACTTCGTTCTCTTACCCTAGAATCTGGACAAAAGATAACGATTAGCGATGAGATAACCGCTACCATTAAAGCGGATAATAAGGAAGAAGCTTTTGGATGGATTAGAGGTCAGGGATATGGATCCTTGATTAAGCATGATGTAAATACCCAATTTAAAAAAGGAGAGGAGGAGGCAGCAAGACATTTTATAGATTATCTTCAGGATAACGGTTTCGCATATTCCGACAAGGAGTCAATCCATTGGCAAACCTTAAGAAAATTTGCAAAAGATCTCATGGAAGAAGGTAAGCCTCTTCCTCCTGAGATTGATATTTACGAGTATAAAAAGGCTATCATTAAATAACTTTCGGAGAAAGAAAAATGGCAAAAAATTTGACAGATAAGCAAACCCAAGAATTGGCACTAGCCTCTTTTGAGGAGGATGCAGGAATTGGTACTGAGGACATGAGCAAGGACGATCTGGTTCTTCCCTTCTTGCGAGTAGCTCAGAAAATGAGTCCTATTCTTGATGAGGACGATGGCCAGTATAATCCTGAGGCAAAGGTTGGGATGTTTTATAATACTGCAACCGGAAAGCTCTATAACTCGGTTAGGGTAGTTCCAGTATATTACTCTAGAACCGCCTTAGAGTGGGCCCCAAATGGTGGAGGTTTTGTGGCAGAACACCCTATAACTATCTTGGATACCTTGGAGCGAAATGACAAAGGAAAGTATCTTAAGGGAGAGAATGTAGTGGATGATACTCGTCAACACTATGTATTTATCATTAACGAGGATGGTTCTTATGATCCTGCCCTTCTTTCCCTCTCTTCTACTGGTATCAAGACCTCTCGTAATTGGAATACCATGATGAGAAACCTTAAGATACAGGGAGCAAACGGTTCTTTTAATCCCCCTATCTTCTCTCAGATTTATGGGCTTACCACCGTTTCACAAAGCAATGACTTTGGTACTTGGAAGGCAATTCATGTAGCTCACGAGGGATCTATTACTACTCCTGAACTCTATACTGAGGTCAAGCAAGCTCACGATAGCTTTGCAGCTGGAGAGGCAAAGGTTGATTATAATGAGAATGTAGATAAGAAAGAGTCCTCATCTGAAGAGTATTAATAACAAAGCCCCTTCGGGGGCAGAGGAGAGAGAATGGAGTTTCGAGTAAACTGTAGAAAGTGTCTATACCATTTCAATATAATTCGCTTAATAGAAGAAGATCCAAGTGTTAAGAAAGTAGAAGATAAGGTAACAGGGGAGAGCAGATTACGATTTACCTGTCCTATGTGCGATTATTCTCAAGAATCTATAATCTGGAGGAAACCATGAGTAATGAATTTAATTTCAATTTCCCAGATCTAGATAGATCTACCCTATTATCCTTGGATGTAGAAACCAGAGATCCAGATCTACTTACCATGGGTCCCAGTGATTTAAGAGGGGGAGGATATGTTGTAGGTTATTGTGTAGGATTTCATGATGGAGAAAGATGTGTGGGCCACTATCTTCCCATTCGACATCCTGAGGGATTCAACTATCCAGAGGATAAGGTAATTGGATGGATCAAAGAACAATTGGAGAAGGAAATAACGGTAATTGGTCATAATATTGGGGGTTATGATCTGGGATGGATGGCTACGGATGGACTATACTGTAAAGGAAAGATCATAGATACCATGGGAGTAGAGGCTATCGTTGATGAAAATGCAGTTTCTTATTCTTTGAATACCCTTGCTAAGAAGTATCTAGGTTCCTCCAAGACAGAGGAAATATTATACGAATATTGTGCAAATCACTATGGAGGACGAGCTAATCGCTCTCAGGGGAATAATTTCTGGCGAGTTCCCAGTGAGATAATGAGGGAATATGGAGAGGGAGATGCGATACTCCCCTTGCAAATATGGGACTATCAAAAGAAACTTTTAGATAAGGAAGATCTTTGGGAGATATTCGATCTTGAAATGGATCTTTTACCCTTGCTGCAGAAAATGCGAAAGCGAGGGGTTCGAGTAAATATGGAAAAAGCCCATAAACTCAAGTTAGAGATGAGAGTAAAGCAAGATCGAATTCAAAGTGAGTTAGAAGAGATAGTAGATTTTAAAGTAAATACAGCTCAAGCTTCTAGCTTAGTTACTCTTTTTGAAAAGTTGAATCTTCCCATTCAAGAGACAGAAAAAGGGAATCCTTGTTTTAATAGTGAAGCTTTGAAAAAGATAGATCATCCGGTTACAGAGATGATCTCTACGATCAAGAAACTAGAAAAATTCAGAGGTACATTTTTAGAGGGATATTTTGATAAATATGAATTAAATGGACGGCTACATCCCCAGTTTCATCCTCTTCGTAAGGGAGATGGAGGAACGGTAACGGGTCGCTTTAGCTCTTCTCAACCAAATCTACAGAACATCCCTGCAAGAGATGGAGAATATGGTCCTATCATGAGATCT